GCGCGACTGTGGTTAGCGAGTTCAAACGGTTCACGTCCCGGTATTTCCCGACCATTGTTGATGCGGGTGTTGTTGATACTGGCGTGTCTCGGCAGTTGGTGTACGACAAGGAACGGCTTGAGTCGTGCCAGGATCTGTTGTCTCGCGTGTCTGCCCGTTACCGCATGGGTGGTGATGGTGAGGCGCACATTTATCCGCAGCGTGGTTCGTCTGTTCTGCGGATCGAACCGAACGCCGGACTGGTTAGCGTTTCTCGGGATCAGTCGATTGATGGACTCTATAACCGTTGGCGGGTTGAGGGTAAGAACGTCGCGACTGGTGATCCGGTGTTTGGTGTGGCCGATCTTGAGTCTGGGCCGTTGAAGTATGGTGGTCCGCACGGTCAAGTGCCGTTCTTCTACAGCTCTGAGATGATCACGACTGTTGCTGAGGCGACAACCTACGCGCAGGAGTTGAGGGATAAGTTCCTTGACGGCCTCGCGGTGGAGTTGTCGGTTGAGACGATCCCGCGCCCGGAGTTGCAGGCCGGTGACCGTATCGAGGTTGGTTGCCCTGTGACGGCGGGGCATGTTGTGTACCTGCCGGGTGACATTACGTCTATCAAACGTTCCGGTGACACGTTGCCGCGTGGCACGTCCATGACTGTCCGCTGTTCTTACACGGACGTGATTGCCGCTCTTGACCGTACCGAGTGGGCGAAGTGGATCACTAGCGAGATGCCCGAGTTGACGTGGAACATGATGCCCGCTAACTGGGGCTCACTCCCAGCTATTGAGTGGGACGAAACCTAAAGGAGGTCTGCGTGACTGGTTTGTTGAAGACCATGGCTGCGATGCCTCCTGATGGGTTCCGGGTGGAGTTCGGTTCAGCGTATTGGGATGGTGTTGAGTGGTGGGCTAACGTCCGCGGCGAGCTGCTTATGGCTCGGTGGATGGACCCCATTCAGCCTGAGCAGGGCGGGAAGATTGTTGTGGCGATCATGTCTGATGGCATGGGTTTGGCTACGGCGTTGGTGCTTGGTGCTTACACTGAGCAGCCCCGCCCGTCTACCGGGACCGTGTTGACGGTTGGTGTGGATGAGATTGTGTTCACTGGTGACGATGGTGGCACGTACGCGACGAAGTGGTTTATTGGGGCGATTGGTGGTTACGCTCCGGGTGATCCGGTGATGTTGTCTTGGGATGCGACTCGGGCGACGATCATTGGTGAGATCCCGGTTATTGCGCCGCCTCCTGCTGCTGCGCCGTTGCCGCCCCCAGTGGCTGTGCCTGTGGAGCAGGCGGGGCAGGAAACGTTGATTGCCACGGCTTCTGATACGTGGGGTGTTGGTGGTTGGGGTCGTTGGGCTGGTTCCACTGGCGGCGGCGAGCAAATCTATAGCGGGACGTGGGGCGGTCAGACCATGACTGGTTCCTGGTTCTATGGTGCGCCTCGTCCTGCTCTTGCTGGTAAGACGATCACGAGGGTGCAGTGGCGTGTACCCGACCGCCTCGAAGTCGGTTCAAACAATAGTGCGGCGACGATGCACGTTTACGCGCACACGTCCCAGTACCGTCCCGGTGGCGACGTAGGCCGTTCCGTTGGGCCGTTCGATGTGGTTCTTGCCGCGCATCAAGACCCTGCATGGGTTGATCTGCCTACCAGTTTCGGCGCGGTTATCGCTGCCGGTGGTGGTATCTCCATTGCGGGTGACCCGTATATCGGCCTGAACGGTCGCCGTAAAGACCCGGATTCGGGCAAGCTACTTGTGGATTGGACCACTTAATGACGCAGACTCTCAAGAACAAGGTCGTTGTTCCTACGAACAGCGACGAGTACGACCTAACCGCGGATCTCGCAACAGCGTTCCTCGGAGCTAACGTTGTCATCCCGATAGCTTCCAGCGCGGAACGAACAACACTGCAAACCGCCGGTGTTATGACGGGCCAGTGCATCATTCGTACTGATTTGCCGGGTCAGCCCATTGAGGCGTGGAACGGGACGAAGTGGCTGGACTACGCGACCGGGAACATCACGCTTGGTGGGTTGTATCAGGCGTTCGGTGCAGGGTATGGCACGCCCGGTTACGAGAAGTTGCCAACTGGTAGGGCAACGTTGATGGGCATGGTTGGTACCACTGGTGCGACGATCACGATGACCGCGAACACCGCCTACCTGTTGGGCACTATCCCGTCCGCCGTGGCGCCGGCTGCTGACGAACTGTACAACCCCGGCACATCCTCCGCTATGGGTAACAAGTGCACCCTGTACGTCAGAAGTAACGGCAACATCCACTTCGAAACAGCGTCAGGCTTCACCGGCATTTCGCAAGCATCATTCTTCATTGGCTTGGGTGGGATTAACTGGCGGTCAAAGCCATGATGCCTCAATGGATATCTGATCTGATTTCGGTGGCTCCCTGGTTGGGGGCCTTTTTTGTTGCCGTCTTCGCTATCTGGGGTTTGGGCAAGAGGGTATCGCCCTTCGCTAAGAAGATCCTTGACTTCCTGGATGACTGGAATGGCGAGCCTGCTAGGCCGGGTGTGCCTGCCCGTCTTGGCGTGATGGCCCGGTTGGATGAGATGCACCACGAGTTGCACCCCAACTCCGGCTCCTCTTTGGCTGATGCCGTGAATCGCACGGAAACGCAGGGCAAGGAATTGGCTGAACAACTCGCCGCGCATCTGGCGTCCTGCCCGCCCGGACCACAAACCACGATCAACGTAAACCCCGGAGGCACACCATGACAGACATACGTGAAGTATGGGTGCAGTCCGTTGTCGGTACCGCCCTCAACCCTGATGGGCATTACGGCTATCAGTGCGTTGATGTGCCTGACCATTTTGCGGAGTTCATCTTTGGTGTTCCGTGGGCTCAGTCGGTAGGCGGTGTTGCTGGTGCTAACGGCTTGCTCGACTCCGCTTCTGACGCTTATTGGGAGCGTATCGACTACTACCACGGGTTCGTGCCACAACGGTATGACGTGCTTGTGTACGCGGGTGACAACCTCAACCAGTGGGGTCATACCGCCGTTGTGGAGTCTGCGGACTGGACTGGCATCAACGTCATCCAGCAAGACGGGTTTGCTTATCCGTGGCAGTTCGTAGACGGCAACTACTACTCCGCCAAACCTGCGCACCGCTATAGGTTGGCGTACTCACAGGCGGGCACTGGCCCGCTCAAAGGCGTACTGCGTGCACGCACAAACAAACTCATTGGCGGTGGAGCTTCACTGGCCCCCGCAGGAAACATCGAAACCACCCCTACGGAAGAAGACGACATGTTCGGAGATCTTGACCGCGAACGCCTTAATTGGCTTTGGGAAACTGTCAGCGGCGGCAAGTCTGGCTACAAGGAAGCTGGGGCGGTGGCTATTGACGCTGCTGCTGCGCGTGCGGCTGCGGAAGCTGTCCTTGACGCGGTGACTCCTGGCGAGGCTGGCAAGCGTAACGCCGGGGCTGTCTATGCTGCGCTGGACTCTCTCAAGAAAACTGACGCGACTCTTGACCCGACAGAACTTGCAAGGGCCCTTGCGTCTTCACTGCCTGCCGACCTTGCTAAGCAGGTTGTGGCTGAGCTTGGTACCGCGTTGGGGGAGCAGTAATGCTTACGTCTCAGTTTTGGTTGGCTGCTGGTGAGCGTGCGGTTAAGACATTCGCTCAGGTGTTGCTGGGGTTCATGACCACTGGCGCGATTGGGATAACTCATCTTCCGTGGGACGAGATGCTAGCGGTCGGCGCTACTGCCGCCTTGGCTTCGGTGCTGACTTCGGTTGTTTCTGGTGCGCGTGACGGCAACCCTTCCGCCACAAACGCGGAAACCACCGACTCACCCGGCAAGCACGAAGCCAACTGACCCAACACTGTTTCGGGGCGGATCCATGACGGGTCCGCCCGCGTGTCTTTAAGGAGGCCCTTGTGGCTGTTGAAGTAACTCCGCTTGGGTTCAAGAAGCCGGACGGTAACGAGCGGGTGCGGGACGGCGATAACGTCATCTCTGATAACGCGCAGAAGTCTCAAGAACTCCTGTCTGCGGCGCAAGCTGACATCAACGGACACGCGATCCGGATAGCCAGTATCGAATCAGCCGTGGGTGTTGGTGGTGGTCTTCTCATGGAAGACCCGTCTGACCCTGGCTTCTACATTGTGGGGGGTCCGTGATGACTGTTATTCGTGTGAGTGTTCAGTCGCCCGCCGATGGTTCTCCCGTGCCAAGTCTTGGGCTGCTTATCTGGTCCCCAACAGCACGGCGGATCGTCCCTGCTTCGGGTCCTTCTCCTGCCGCGATAGTTCTTCCCTCAGAGTTCCGTGTACCACTCGTGGGCGGGGCTGCTGACATTTACGTGGAACCGACCACGCTTGAGTGGGTGTGGACTGTCATGGAGGTTTTCTCTGGCGTCCCGGCGCGCCGCAAATACTTCACGGTCCCCGACACGGCGAGCGTTGATTACGCGGATCTTGTTGAGATCGACCCCTCAACTTTGTCGCCCGTCCCGCCCGCTTCTCCTGCATGGGTAGCGCCATTCACTGAACTAGACACCCGCCTAAGCGCAGGGGTCATAACACCTGACCCGGACGATCCCGGATTCTTCCTGATTGGAGCCTGACCCATGCCGTACAAACCAGTAGGCGCAGACGAAACCGGCCACTTCCCACCACGTGTTGAGACTAGGCTTAATGCCACCTTTGTCCCTAAGTGGAAGGCTTCCACGGCATACCTTGCAGGGGACAAAGTCATCAGCCCGTATGGCGATATTGTCTTCGCTAAAGTGGACTTCACGTCCGGGGCGACCTTTAACGCAGCGAACTGGAACGGCGCAACCTTCGGGAGTGCACCTTCCTTCCTCACTGGCATCACGTCACGTGGAGCGGGGCCAGGTAGCTCGCGACAGATCACGGTGAAGCCAAACACTGACACCACGGATGGCCTCTTCGACTGGAACCACGACTCAGGCAGCGGCTACCTATTCCACCTGACCATGGGGCCTAACACTACCGGGGCCAGCTTCGCAATCGCCATAGGCTTGGATAATGGCCTTGGCAAGGGCATCCTGCTTGCCAACAAGAAGACCGGCATGGGCATGGTCATCAACCAGATGAACACCATCACGTCCAGCACCGCATACGGCGTTCAAGGGTTACAGAACTCCACGCTCGCCCCACTCATGAGTCTGGAACAGTACGTTGCTGGCGCTGCATCGCTCGTTGCGTTCCGGTCCTCCATCAACACACCCAGCGCCGGCCAGAAACTCATTGAGTTCACAGGGCAACCTGGAGGCACCTTCACCATCTGGGGAAACGTCTCCGCCGTCGATGGCTCCCTCAACTGGTCATCATGGATAAACGCAAACGGCGGGGTGCTGGCTTACCGCACAAATGCTGGCGACATTACATGGCAAACAGGTCTTGCCGCTGACAACACCAACATCGCCAACTACCGTGCCCGCATGACCGCAAACGGCGCCCTAACATGGTCAGACGGCGCAGGGCTGGCAGGCCCATCGTTGTCCCGAAACGGCACTGCACTAAGCCTAAATAACGTATTCCAGTTCAACGGCGGACTTCGCTGGGGGGTCAACTCCCTCACGCAAACCACCGTAGGCGCAGCAGGCGCAGCGGCAGCGCTCCCAGCAACCCCGTCCAAGTACCTGAAAATTCAGGACGAAACAGGGGCCACTTTTGTCATCCCCGCCTACGCAGCAGCATAAGGAGCACCATGAACCCCGCAGCAATCCTCGCCCTGATCGCTGAACTGTACGAGCGAGTAGCGGCACTTACCGAAGAGAACAACAGGCTCAGGCAGCAGGTTGATCCCGAAAGCGAACCACGGCCTTAGGCGAGAACGCGACGGCGCCGGCGGGGACATCATCAAGTACGATGGCACCCGCACCGATAATTGCACGGTCGCCAAGTGTTATGCCGCCAAGGATCTGCGCTCCTGACCCGATCTGCACGCGGTCACCCAGGGTGGGAGTTTGACCGGTGTTGTTTCGGATGCCAATAGTGACGCCCTGCTTGAGCACGCACCGATTCCCGATCACGGCGTCACCGTGCACAACAAGCCCGAAGCCATGCTGGATCTGCAAGGGCACACCAACCCGCGTTCGTGATGGCAACTCGATCCCGGCTGAGGCTGACACGGCTTTGTAGGCGGCGATGACGGGCAGGGCGAGCGGCCCGAATCGGCGGGAGGCGTTCGCGACCCGGAACGCCGCCAAGAAGACCTTGATCCGAAGTTCGCCGTTCACAGCAGAATCAGCCTTGATTTTCCCCCAAAGGTTCATGTCCTAATCTTACGGGTCTCGCTGGAGCAGCAATTCCGTTACTCAGGTCAATGTGCCCTCGCGTAACAATGCCCCCACCTTTCCCTTTCCGCGGGAGGGTGGGGGCGTTTCGTTGTTTAAGTGGTTGGTTTAGTTGCCGTCGAGTTGGTCTAGTGTGATGGCGCAAACAGCGTCACTGATGGGCGGCGGTGGTGGTGCGCCGTCGCCTTCGATTATT